CCTCAGTAAAAGTATTTCGTATTATCAAGAGATTAACGCCCTTGACCTCTATACTTGGTTTTATATCCATTTTGGGATTTTGAAGCATTTTTAGAATGAACTCCTTTACGCTTTTTATGAACTGTCTTAACCTTTTCAATTATCTTTCTTTTCGCCATTTCGCTTCTTATTTTGGTAATACCACTTATTTGCAGTATATAATATTGATACCAATAATAGCACGATTTTCAAAAGTGTTTCTAAATTACTGAATGTCGCTACACTTAATATTGTTGTATTTAATATCAGTACATCTCCCACTTCGTTTGCCAGTTGTTTTAGTGCCATTTTTTAGATATGATTTTAATTTAGTTAAATTCTTTTCTTTTATTTTATAGTTTTTTTTCATTAATCTGATGCGTTCAAAAAGTTTCTTAATGTTAGTCTAGTGCCTTGTTGGTTCGGTCTTTCAAGGTTCATATTGGAGTAGTAGGAGTTGCGGTCAGGGGTTACATCTGCACCTGTGTTTGTACTGTATTCAGGAAAGCTACTTGTATTGTTTCTTATATAATCTATCATTCTTTCCATGTAATACTCGCCTGTGTTAAGCACCTCGTTTCTAAGGTGTTGTGCTTCTTCCGTAGACAAAGCTGTTCCTGTTTCTGAAGTCTTAGAGTAAATATTACCATTTTCAATCTTAAACCGCAGAAACGGGATTGCCATGTATAGGGCAAAGCTCGGCAGCATCTCACCTATGTAGTCGTTTAACAAAGTTGCATAGGCTTCATTCCCTGCATCATTGACTGTTCCTGCAATTACTAAGTCTTTTAATTTTTGGTTAAGGTCTGTGCCTAGCTTAGTTTCCACATAGAGCTTTTGTGATTTTTTGATATACGGAAGTAATAGTGCAGGTTCTACATTAAGCCCTATTGTTGTAGAATCCTTTAATTTTTCTTCTGATATGAATAGTACATACGCCATAATTATCTTGCTTTTATATATCCGTTATTTTTCATTGTTCTAGGTGCTTGTGCTACTTTCTTGTCATTTGGCTTAGGATAAAAACCCTGACTTCTAGCTTTAGCCGTAGAGATTAATTTACCGTACTGTGTTATGTCTTTTTCTGTATAAGCATCTTCTAGTTCCATAACATAGATTTTTCTGATGAACCTATGAAAACATTGAGGTCCGCCTTTATAAAGCCAGATTGAATAAGTTGCAGCACCTTTAGGTCCAAAACCAGGATTAACCCTTTTATTGTCTAACGCTACTAAATCTTCTTTTCTATATAATTTATTTGCACCCATCATTTTTCTGCAAAATTCCCTTCTAGTTCCTGACTTATTTGTAAGAGCAGGGTCTTTGTCATATTTGTATCGGACTTTAAAAAACTTACTTACTTTTTTGCTCCACCCATCCTGTTCATCTAGTCCATCTCTGTCATCTTTAGGTACTGTTGCAAACTCATATTTTTCATTTAGCTCTTTTTCAAAATCAAAATCTTCGTGTTCATCTTCTACTATTTCCTCATCAAGTAATTTATACCCTTCTAAATCATCCTCTCCAAACTCGTCTATGAACGCATCTAAGGCAGTATATTCAGCCATCTTAGTAAAGTCCTCATCAACGACAATATCTTCCTTTAGAGGTGGTAATCCGAGTTCCTCTCGTATTTCGTCTTGTGTCATTACAGCAGCTAAATCTTGATTTGTAAATCTTGTCGTTATTGGTTTAAGCTGTTCAAACCTTACAGGCATATCCATATTATTAACTGTAAATATTTTTCTTAAGGTCTTTATGATATGCTCTTGGAACGGCATACACACCGTATTTAGATAATAATTCGCAGCCGAGTTAAGTTCGTCTGCATTGTTCCCCAAACCTGTATCTGATTTTATTCCCATTAATATCGGACTTGTAACTCGGTGTCCTGTCAGAATGTTCTGAACCAATAGCTCCTGTAAGGCTAGGTACTGCTTGTCTAAATCTGAAGGGCTAATAGCCGTTATGTCAGGGGTTCTTGTTTTGTCATCTGAGAAAGTCAAAATGAACTTACCAGCATTCTTTTCTCCTGTAAACTTATCTGCTAAACTTTGTTCTATTTGGAATCGTTCTTCTTGAGTAGGCACTCCGTTAGCAAAATTAATCATAAAAGAACCTGCAAAGCCATTAGATATATTATTTAAGTGAAACTCAGCTACTCTTTGGTCTACTAAAGCCCAATTATTAGCCGCAACATAGTCAGGCGTGTAGTACGCATTCATATTAGGACTGTAAAGCCCTGTATATAAAATCTGATTTGCTGAAGTTCTGTCATTAGTATTAAAGGAAGGAACTCTATAAGGTTTGTTGGTTCTTGTATTTGACCAATCTGAAGAAATGTAGTAAGCTTCAACTTTTCCAAGTTCGTTAGGTTTTTCTGCTCTAATCTTATCCACTCCGATATGATAAATTTCAGCTATTTGTGTTCTGTCCTGCGACCAAACAACATTAAGAGCAAAAGCTCCTTGAAGTTTAAAGTCAAAAGCTATTTTTTTAATTACCTCGTCTAGTGTTTCATTACTATTAGCTGAACCAAAGAATTTCTTTAATTTGACAATAGCATCTAAATCTCTTTCATCTTCATCTTCTATTACAAGCCCTTCACCTGCGATTAGCTCTGATGTGGCATTAATAATAGCGGCTTGGGTGCTAGAGTTGTAGTAAAGGTCAATTAAGAATTGCGGAAAGAGGTTAGCCCAATCTTCTGTTCCATAAGAAATGTAATCCTTTCCCCTAACTTCACTAACTACTGGAGCTGTTGTCGTACTTAAATTTATTGATATTATGTTTTCCATTTTATAAAGTTGAAAGTCTATCGTTTACATTAGAGGTTAAATCTGCACTAGAACTGCTATATATTTGTATTTCTTCTACTGTTCCATCAAGAAAGTCTTGGTCTGAATTTCTTACTCCTATCGCATCAATATCAGCCGTACCTGCAAGAGTAGGGGTTGTACTTTGTGCTACTCCATTTTTCCATAAAGTCAAGACATTAGAAACTCTAGTAATAACTATATAGTCATCACCAAAAGTACCACTATCTAAAGGAAGATTGCCAATAGTTCCGTCAATTTTAAGTCTTAAATTAGTAGTACTTGTATATTTAAAAAATTCATTAGAGGTTGTATTATCTCCTAAAAGAGTTCCTGGTGCTGAGATTGAAGGATTGAATATAACCCCTATTGTAAAATTACCTGACAAAGAAATTTGTCCTGTTGTTTGTAAGTGTTCATCATTAGCACTTACAAAAGTCAAAACCCCCCCTGAATATGCAGGTTGTTCACTAGCTGTCGCTTGTACCATATCATACCCATTAGTAGAACTATCCGCCCAAGCAGAAACATCAGAGCCGTTAAGAGTAATGCCGACTTGATTTTGATACCAAGCTTCAAGGCTTGTTTCGTCATCAGGCGACCATTTACCTAATGGTCTAGTTGAGTTTATACTTAATCCTAATCTTTGTGCTAACATTATATAATATCTTCATAGTAACATAACGCAACCCCACTCGTTAGAGTTATAGCGGTTACATTAAGGAAAATTGTTACTCCCGCAGGGATTGTCGTTTGAAGGTTAGCTATTGCTGAACCTGGTGCTGTTGTTGCATTACCTGCTGCTATTGATGCTATTACACTCTCCACAGGAAAGTGAACTGCATAGTAATTTTTACTTGTCATAGCAGTTGTTGCTATTACATCACACCTATTTTTCCCTAGTGTTTCTCGTAGTAATTGATTGTCATTGTCTATTTGTGCCATTTTTTTTGTTTTTTATTTTTATTATCCGTAATATATGTAGTTACTTTGCTCTATACTTGCTGTAATATTACCTGCGTTACTGAACCCACCACCTGTTAAAGTTACTATTGGGTTTGTTATATACCCACTACCCGCATAAGTAATCGTTACTGTATTAATTGCACCCGCTAAAACAGTACAAGTTGCCGTAGCCTGATAGCCACCTGTTGTTCCTGGTGCAGCTATTGTAATATCAGGTGCAGTTGCATAGCCTGTACCACCATAGGCAATAGTTAAAGTCCGCACTCTTTTTGCGTTTTGAATATACTGTACTTCTTCGCTTCCATCTTTCTCTGCTAAATACAATTTCCCAATAGCTACAATCCCTTCTACCACTCCGTTATCATCATGTACGGGTAATACATCTGTTTCTGTTGATGGAGCAGTAGCTTTTGAAAGTACAACAGTACCAATCCAAGTTACTTCATATACTTCATACTTATAATATCCCGCAGGAATTAAATTAACTTTCCCTGTAAATCTATTAGCAGTTACATTGTAAATAAAAGCCATCTGCGTATATCTATTATAGATATTCTCTAATGAAGGATAAGCATAAAACGCTTTGCCATCTAAGTCATTTGTGAATTTAACTAAGTGTCTTATTTGAGCCGCTTTTACACTTGGTTGAAATCTATTTGCCTTCGTTTCTATAAAGGCATCAAAATTAGTTTCTCGGATTGCTTGTATCATATACTATATAATAGAAAAGACTTGTATTTATTTGCTTATCAAAGAAAAAGGTGGCATAAAGCCACCCTAATCCAAGAATATATGAAAACTACTAATTAAGATTATGAAGAAACCACCCCACCTAATGTGAATGCTGCATTGTCAAATACATTAGTAGTATAATCAGGAACAAATTGAAACGGTTGGTTTTCTAATCCGTCAAAGGTCAGAGTGTAACCATTACGGTCACCAAAGGCTGCACCACTATCCATAGTACCTGCATTTAATTCCATTCCATTCACACTACCTAAACACACTATCACATCATGCCCTGTAGCCGTTACTGTTTGGTTTAACTGTGCAAATATAATTACTTTCGTAGCACCCATTAATTTTATTTCGTTTTGGTCCTCTTTGGTCAGTCGGTTAAGTATAATATTTACTGTTGGAGTATAGAAAATCGTTCCGTTTTCACGACTACCTGTAATGGTATCAGTAAGGCTAGCCACACCCAAAGGCATAGTATATCTGTATAACATATTACTGCCCATTTCTAAGTCTGTTATTTCACCGTTTGCAGTAGGTATTGAAGTGACCTGGTCGTAAACCGCAAAATATATAAACTTGATTCCGCCTGAGATACGATTACAGTCTAACCCTCTCCCTTTTGTTAATGCTGTACAAGCCATATTATTTTATTTTTTTAAGTTAAGGGAGTGCCGAAACACTCCCGTTATTTTTGTTATTATGCTTGGTTTAAAATATCAGCACCAACTCCTAATTGAACCCCACCGGAATACCTTGCTACTAAACGCATATTATCTGAACCATCTAAAGCAGCCATATCCATCAAAGTTATACGAGTAGCGTCTGACATTAGGTCAGTTCCGAAGAACAAGTTTGACTTTTCAGCTATTACTAATTGGTTGTCAGCCATTCCTGGACAAACAGCAATCTTATAGCCTTCAAAAACTGGCTCATAATCACCATTCATATTGTAAGCATTAACATACCCTAAAGTAGATACTGCTGATACATAGAAAGCATAAGTTTTAGCATTCATATAAATATGTAAATCTTCTTTTCTTAATACCGCAGGAATATTACCTGCTAAGTCAGAAGTTGCAGTTTGCATATTTGCAATAATATTAGCTGCTGTATAAGCCCCTGTTGCTGAAGAAGAAACTACTGTTCCATCTACCACAAAGATACCTGTTGTAGCAGTTAAAAATCCTTCAAATTCACCTTGAGTAGCATCTGCCCCTTCCCATATAGAGTTTTCAGTAGCTTCT